TGCCATAGATGTCTTTGTATTTTTCAATTTACGCTGTTATCACTCGACTACGCTCAATAAATATGGCGCAAACAAAATATAAAACCCCCAAAAGGAGACACGCACAATGCTTAAAACAACTCTTCAAATCGTAAATGGTAGCACATCCAAGGTCAACTGTATCTCTGTCGGAGCCACGATCCGGGTACCGGCGCTGTCAACAATCACAAAAGTCGTTAATGAGTCGGCGGCAGATGCAATTATATCCGCCCTGGCTACCAAATACCCCTCGCTGGTTGTTACAGACCAGGGCGATTATGACGACGGTGTCGCATATCCGTATATGCCATTCGCCAAAAACAAACTGATCGCCACAACCGCCCCCGGCGTTACAAACGACACGTCTGAAGGCTATTCCATCGGCTCTATCTGGATTGACACCACGGCATCACCCAGGGCGGTTTATCAGTGCGTGGATTCGGCAACGGATGCTGCGGTATGGAAGAATTTAACGCTGGATGATCAGCCATTTGCAGAAAAAACCCCTGTTAATGCCGTGGCTGCGTCCGGAACGGTTACATTTTCGGCAACCGGGCCAGCCGTCCACGTTGCAAACGTACAAGCTTCCGGGACCTTGACGTTTTCAGGTTTTCCGAGTACCCCATATGATGATGATACCGTCACCATAGGGACTGATACCGCTGAAAAAGTCTATACTTTTAAAACCACTCTGACCCCAACAGAGGGCCAGGTACTAATCGGCGCTGATACAGCGGAGGCGCTTGCAAACTTAAAACTTGCAATCAACCGAACAGACCCGACGACAAACGACGGCGTGAAATACAAGATCGCCGCCGCCAACCCAACAGTAACAGCGGACGCTATTGATGCTACGACTCTGGGTATTACTGCAATCGTGGCAGGTGCGGCTGGCAATTCAATTGCATCAGTCGGAAGCAACCACGGTGCGTTTGGAGCTGCGACTCTGGAAAACGGAGTTGATCATATCCATGAATCCCTTACTGTCGGAACTGATGAATTTATTTTTGTTACCTCACGAACAGGCGCAGGGTCAAAGGAAATCACTGTCAGCACCAATACAACGACAATGGCAGAGAATACCGTCGCTGCCATTAACGCTGATTCAACTGTAGCGACCGCCGCTAATACCGGAGCTGCGGTTACCGTTACGGCTGCTGTAAAGGGCGCGGCTGGCAACCTGATTGCACTCACAAAGGTTGCGACAGCAACCACAATCACCAATGTTACCAGCAATAAGTTAAAGCTTGGTATCGATGGCACGGTTGGTGTTGCGAACGAAACTTGTGCTGATGCAAGTTATCTTTATCATTGCGTTGCAGCCAATACCGTTTCAGGAACAAATTGGAGACGCGTTGCATTAGGCACAGCATATTAATCATTGTTCATGAACCATCCCCTGGGGTGAACGCCCCAGGGACTTAAAAAGGAAATCGCAATGTTGATGACAAGGATTGGGATAACAAACAACGGCTGCGGTGTGGTTCATCTTATAGCGGACCATTTCGATCTTCATGTTGCTGGATATGCCGCAGTTTCGAGTGAAATGAGATCATCCGAATATTCCGACAACGTAGCCAAGTTTGCGATTAGCCGTATGTATCTATAGTTGATCTTGACGACGAATATGAAAACGGTGACATCGAGCTGATTAATTCTGGTGTGTCTATTAAATATGGTGCAACGGATTTAGTCGCGGCATATACGCCCGCACAAGGCGAGCCAGTATGGGATATGGATGAGAAATTGCTGTATGTGGGAGACGGCGTGACTGCGGGCGGAATCCGTGTGTAACTCGATCTTGCAAAACAGCCAACACATACGGTTTATAAACAAGCTATGAAAATTAAAAAAACAGCACAATCTCTCTGGAATAAAATATTCCCAGGCTTCGCCTTGGATGGGCAGGCAGGTTCCTCAAGTCATCCGGAACTGTCCCCGGCATCGTCTCTACCTGTGAATGCCTTTTATGAAGATTTCTTTGGTCAAACGGCAACCACTGCCGGAACCCGTAGAAGCGATGATGAACAGCCTGTCGGGATTATGCCGGCAGACCGGCTGGCTAAATATGCAGTGTTCCAGGCAATGGGGGCGGACCCGACAATTGACTCGGCACTTAAAATGCACTTGTCGCATTCCCTGAGCGCAACACCTGACACAAATGAAATCGTATCAATCGAATCCACAAGCGACAAAGACGACCCGATTACAATTGATTTGAGGAACACCTTCAAGGATATCATCAATAAAAACTGTCATTCCTGGGCATATAACGCATCCTTGTATGGCGTGTGGTATTGCCGGATTTATGGCAGACCGGGTGTTGGTGTCGAGCTTGTCCGTTCGGACTATTACACTCATCCCAGGTTCATGCGGGCCTACGAGAAGGCCGGAAACCTTGTCGGTTTTTCATCAGCATGGCAAAGAAATTTTAAAGAAGGCCATGTTTCGCTTATGCCGCCGTGGTCGTTTGTTCCGTTTAAAATCCCGTATTGGAATGTTGAATCCACAATTGAACCATTTCGGGCAGACGGTAAAGAATTCGATATTTCAAACGATGATATGACGCTGGACGGGATTGTTGAAACCCTGAATTATGGGCAAAGTTTGATTGAAACGTCTTTTGGCCCATGGCTTGATCTTCAGGAAGCTATCCTGTCGCTGAATATGTCCAGAAAAAACGCTGCCAGAATGGAGCGGATGGTGGGCGTCAACACTGGCAAATTATCCCCTGTTCAGGCCGCCGAATATCTCAAATCCGTATCGAATAACATCAACAGAATCCAGAAAAACAGAGCTGAACAAAGCCTGAAACGTGGGTTTGTGCAAACCATTATCAACCATCTGGTCCCGATATGGGGCGATGGCAAAGGCCGACTGGAAATATCCACAATTGAAGGCAATCCCAATATCGACGGGCTTGCTGATGTTGATTTTCATATCAAGAGGCTCGGATCTGCCCTTGGCATTGATCCGTCACTTCTGGGGTTCGGGGAGCTGCTATCCGGTGGGATGGGGGACGGCGGGTTCTTCCGGCTGTCGATCCTGGCAGCTATCCGGGCGGCGCTTTTACGGCGGGCTGTATTATCTGGGCTTGAGACTCTATTTGATATCCATATCGCCTACAAATTCGGGAAGGTTTTCCTGCCTGGTGAAAAACCGTGGCGGGTTATGTTTAACTCTGTTTCATCGGCGCTGGATCGTGAACAACAAGAGAATCGGGAAAGCCGGGCGAATCTGGCTGGCATGATGGCCACGTTAATCCAAACGCTTGATCCGGAAATGCAGACAGTTGATAGGCAATCGTTTTATAATTATCTGTGGACAGACATCATGAGAGTTGATGAAGAAAAATTCGCAGCAATGTTTCCAAAAGAAAAATCGAATATCAAGATTATTCCTGCGGATGGCGGCGGTGATCCGGGCGGTGGGGTGATGGAATCAGCCATTATCCAAAATTGCATGAACGATATTTATGGGAGGTAGTATGGCGAACGAGACGATCAAAATAAATTTTAGCCTGCTTGATGAGGGCAGAAAATATACCGGACATCACCGGAAATACATACTGGAATCAGCAAGGACGGTCTGTTACTCGCCTGAAACCAGAGAAGGCATCCAACTGCGTGAGAAATTCGGGTTCCTGGGGCATGGCCGCAGGGTGCTGGCTGGCAAGCTGCAATTGGGTGAAACTGAGTTGGTTAAGCTGCCAGGCGGTCAATCAATCCTGCTTGAGAATATTCCCAGCAACGTGACCACGTTCTTTGAGGTCGCTCAAGATGGCAGGGTAGAACACCATCAAGAGCTTTTGCTTGAAAACGATCCGGGCAAAACGGTATTCGGGCTGCATAAATCCCGTGTGGGCGGTTTTTCATGGGCTTGTGGCGGATATGACGGCGCGGCGACTGGAAGCACAAAGATCAACAGCTTTGAAGGATTTGATTATGTTTTAAATCCCGGCTTTTCCGCCAACCGAGGGTATATTTTGGAAAGTGCGGACGCTGTAACCCGTGATGTAATCCTTGAGAATATCGAAAAATTGGGTGTGACAGATCCCGAACAGCGGCTTGAATCGTGGTCTGCATCTGTGCAATTTTACGCATCAGAGCTTGAGGAACGGCTCACTCAAGCTGGTATCTATGAAAGCATTATGGAAGACCGGATGGAAAAACAGCAGGCTGACGCGGTGGTATTGGCTGCAAATCTTTCGAAACTGCAAAAAGATATGGAATCGATGAGGCAGGCGCGCGAGCGAATCATCACTGAGTGTGCCAAACAATCAGTTGTTGTGATCCCGGACAGCGTTCAGCAAGCCATGATAAGCATGGCCAGTGAGTCTGATTTCTATGCAATGACCAACTTTTTCGAGTCAGCCAGGCGGGTTGATCTGAATCAGTTCCCGGTGCCAGGTAGCGCACCCGAAAAATTGCAGGTGCGGAAATATATTCCTAAAGTCAGTGATGGGTTTGGGGTGGAGCATGGCATCGACTTAGGCGCCGATATTCACTATTCGCTGTCATAACTAAAGGATACCATGGGCGTTTTTGAACATACCGACATGATATTGATGATTTTTATCCCGATTATCACTTGCGCTTTTGCATTCGGAGGCGCGGCTTTTGCTTTCAAAAACAATACTAAATTGC